ATCCACCACAATTCAGCCGATTTTCGGGTTTCTATTATGTAACTAATTGAATCTGTAGGTGATTTACCCCCTAATCGAATGAACGACATATATTTAGTTACATAATAGCCAAAAACCCCAAAAAAAGGACCTAAAACCCCAATAGTATTATGTAACTTTTTTTTTGGACATTATGTAACTCATTGTAACATCCAATCCAATATTATGTAACCCCAATCTGATATTATGTAACCATATTATGTAACAAAAAAAATCCGCGCGCGTGTGTGTGTGGGTAGCGTTACATAATAAAAGTTACATAAGAAAAAAGTTACATAAGAAAAGTTACATAATAAGGTTACATAATTAAGCGTTACATAATTTACGATTTTACTTACATTTAGTTACATAAAAAAAAGGGGCAGAAAAAAAGAAGGTTACATAATTTTTTAAGACGCTCGGCAAAGTTACATAAACTTTTGAATTAAACCAAAGTTACATAAAAGAGTTACATAACCCTAATCCTAAACATCGGCGACCTTAAATAGAAAAAAAATAACGGCTGTATATGTCGGAAAAAAAAGCATGGCGCGTGATATATCCATCGGAGTCGGGAACGGCGAGCATTTGGTTTGATGACCCGTTCGATG